CTTCGGTGGTACAAAGAAATCCTAATTTAGGAATTCTCGGGATAACAACCAATTCCCTACTATCGATTTAAATTAACAAACTATGGAAATAGGAGAAAACTATGGCAAATAGAAACACACAAGGTTTCGGTTTTTTACCTGCAGATTCACTAACTGGTCAAGCGATCAAGAATCAGCATAAATATAAAATCGATGCCGCCCATGGAACGTCTATCTATCAAGGTGGTTTAGTTATTTCTGAAGCAGGTGCTACTGGATATATTGATTCAGCAGGAACTGCAACAACGAGTGAGTTGTTAGGAGTTATGAATGGTATTTTTTACAATGCCGCTACTACTCTTAAACCAACTTTTGCTAACGCATACATTCAACCGATCACTCCGGCAAATTCAGAAGATATAACTGCCTTTGTAATGGACAATCCTTTCCAGAGACTTGTCGCAGCAGCAGCTACGTCGTGGACTCAAGCAGCTGTACTAGCTACTTTTGGTGTTACTTCTACAGGAAATGACACAACTGGTAGATCAACTGGTTCAGTTACTATTACATCTACAGACGCAAATGCAAACTGCGTGCGTTTATATGGTTTAGCAGAAGATTCAGAGAATGCTGATAATACAGCAAACTTTTCATCTGTTGTTGTATCTATGAACACAAACAGGTTAGTACCATAATAGGAGTATATAGACATGGCAATATCACGTTCGCAACTAGTTAAAGAACTAGAGCCAGGCCTTAATGCACTTTTTGGTCTGGAATATAAAAGATATGAAAATCAGCATGCTGAGATTTATGTCGAGGAATCAAGTGACAGAGCTTTCGAAGAGGAAGTAATGTTATCTGGTTTCGCAAACGCACAAGTAAAAGGTGAAGGTGCTGGAGTCGCATTTGATTCTGCACAGGAAACTTTTACAGCTCGTTACACTATGGAGACTGTAGCTTTAGCATTTGCAATCACAGAAGAAGCTATCGAAGATAACCTCTACGATAGATTAGCTTCTAGATATACAAAAGCTTTAGCAAGATCTATGAGTAATGCTAAACAAGTAAAAGCTGTTGAGCCTTTAATCAACGGTTTACCATCAACTGCAACATTTAATTCAGGTGATGGAGTTGCTTTATTTAGTACAGCTCACCCAACGATAGCAGGGACTTTTCAAAATACCCTGACTACACAGGCGGATCTTAACGAAACTTCATTAGAACAAGCCCTAATAGATATCGCAGGGATGACTGATGAAAGAGGTCTTAGAGTTGCAGCAAGAGCGGTTAAAATGATCGTTCCTTCTGAAAACCAGTTTAACGCTGACAGACTTATGAAGTCTCAAGGCAGAACTGGGACAGCTGACAATGATATCAATGCAATCGTATCTATGGGTATGGTTCCTCAAGGTTATAGAGTGAACAACTACCTAACAGATTCTGATTCTTGGTATTTAATGACAGATGTACCTAATGGAATGAAGTATTTTAACAGAGCTCCGTTAAATACTGCAATGGAAGGTGATTTCGATACTGGCAACGTTAGATACAAAGCTAGAGAAAGATACGTTTTTGGCGTATCAGACCCTAGAGGTATCTTTGGTTGTGAAGGTGCGTAATTAACTTAATTTATGTGGC